ACACGCCGTGGCCCGATGAAAGTGACTACGCTGGAGACGAGTGTGTTTAGTCCTGTGACGCAAGCAGGAGGTGGTTTTGACACCGCTGGTTTCCCAGTAGACCTTCTGGTTCTGCAAGGTCGCAGTGCAGTTAGTGGCGCTACATGGACAGATCGTCTCCGAGGGGCAAGTCAATACTTCAACAGTTCATCTACTGCGGCTGAATCCAGCACGGGAGGCATCTTTACTTTTGACAATCAAACTGGTGTACAAGATAACTTCTTTGGTTCTGGGACTAGCGTAGCCTACTGGAACTTCCGCCGCGCCCCCGGCTTCTTTGATGAGGTTTGCTATACGGGGGATACTTCTGGTAGTACGCAAAGTGTCACCCACAACTTAACAGTTATTCCTGAGTTAATAATAATTAAAAGCAGGTCAAACACATCGTCATGGGATGTAGGGCAAACAAATTATGCTTTTCAAGGGCTAAATAATATAAATACGGGAGCAGGGCAATCATTAAACGCTACCACATCTGTGTTTGATACGGGTATATACGGCCTAAACAATACCTCTGGCTATACCTACGTAGCTTACCTTTTTGCTACTTGCCCCGGTGTTTCCAAAGTAGGCAGCTACACAGGCAACGGCACAACCCAAACCATTAATTGCGGCTTTACAGCAGGGGCGAGGTTTGTACTCATCAAACGCGTTGATGCTACTGGTGGCTGGTACGTTTACGACACAGCCCGTGGCATGACGGTGCTGACTGACCCGTACTTATTTTTAAACAGCACAGCGGCTGAAGTCGCTACGCTTGGCTCAGTGACCACAGTATCAACAGGTTTTGCGCTGAACTCAACAATTCTGGCAGACATCAACGTCAACGCTGGAACATACATTTTTCTTTCCGTGGCCTAGACTTAAAGGACAAATATTATGGAAATCCGAATCAGAGAATCAGGCGCGGTCATGTACGAGGGAGAACTACGCTCATACCTCAAAGCCAACAATGGCCCATCCTACGACCAACTGACCCCTGAGATTATGGAAACTTTGGGTATTGACCCGGTGCTGGAAGGCCCACAAGCCAGAACCACACCGCCGTACCAGTACAGCCAACGCAGCGGGGTCGAGCAACTTGACGGCAAGTGGTACACCAAGTACATTGCTGGCCCTACCTTCACCGACACAGCAGCAACAGACACCGAGCCAGCTAAGACTGCTGCCGAGCAAGAGGCAGCTTACAAGGCCAGCAAGGACGCAGAGCAAGCCAAGGCAATACGCACCAGCCGGGATGACAAGCTGACTGAGACTGATTGGCGGTTTCGCAGTGATATGACACCTTCACAGGCGTGGAAAGATTACTGCCAAGCCTTGCGAGACATCCCAGCACAGGCTGGATTTCCTTGGACTATTACTTGGCCGGACGCACCATGGGCGAGTTAGACATCCGGTTTACGAGCCACGAGGCCGTTTGTGCTGAGAGGTATGCACAGATCAATGCGCGGCTCAAGCGGCTTGAGGGCGTGATTATGAAGACCACGGGTGTCTTGATTGTTTCCATGTCCGCTATCGTCTACGCCTCTTTGACATTTGGGCGATGATGTGGACTTATTTGAAGTCCTGTCCAAAGCATGGCCGATCCTGCTGGCGCTGATCACTCTGATTATCGTCTTGGCAAAGCTAGACCTGCGCGTGGCGGTACTAGAAGAGAAAGTCAAGGCTCTTTTTGAAATGTGGAATAGGCGGGACAAATGATTGACGTAACCAAAGCCATCGGAGCAGTCGCAGCCAGCATTGCAGCTATCGGCGGCGGTTACACGTTGGCAGACAAGTTTGGTTGGTTTGACCGCGCCATTCTTGAATGGCACCCCGAGCATTTTAAAATCACCGCAGCGGCAGGACAACCTATTAACGTCACCGTTGCCCGAGTCAAGAAACGGGATGACTGTTCAGTCGAGAGTTTTACCCCAAGCGTCCGTGATGCGGCGGGCATGGTGCATGAGGCGACTAGCACCGCAAGTAAGTTCAGTGGCCCAGCAGGCCCAGAAATTGACACGTTTACATACCAACTCACAATGGTGAGAAAAGAAAAGATTGCACCGGGCACAGCCACATTGCTGGCAACAATCAAATACAAATGCCCGGAGGGTGAACGTATTGTGCAATACCCCCGCCATGCCAACTTGAGTTTTGACCTAAAAGGCTGACCATGCTAACTCTATTTTCAACCCTGATCTCCTTCCTTGCCGGTGGTCTGCCCAAGTTGCTTGGGTTCTTTCAAGATCGTGCGGACAAGAGCCACGAACTCACAATGGCAAAGCTCCAGACTGAACGGGAATTGGAACTCCGTAAAGCAGGTTTTGAAGCCCAGCAAAGGGTAGAAGAGATCAGGGTAGAGGGCCAAGCCATTGAGGCAGAGGCATCAGAACGGGCTGCACTATACGCACACGACATTGCCATAGGGCAGGGGGCATCACAGTGGATGGTGAATCTTCGGGCTGGTGTCCGGCCTCTGTTGACCTATGGTTTTTTCCTGCTGTTTGCCTTTGTTGAAATCGGCGGCTTTGTTTACGCTTGGAACCACGGGGTGGCCTTTGATGTTTTGTTGACCAAGCTGTAGGACGCCGACACCCAGATCATATTTGCGTCAATCATCAGTTTTCATTTCGGGGGCAGAGCGTTTAAAGGCGGCAAGGAGTGAAGGTTTCATTCAGTATCGTAGACACTAGCCCAGCGTTTTCCTTTTTCAATAAGGTGAACAATGGAAGGGCTTACGTTGGCGATGATAGACAAAGAATTGGCAGGGACGCCAAGTCGCAATGCCCTGCGGATGTGTATCACTTGTTTTTGCGTAAGTTTGTGATTAGGATGTTTTTCACCCCGCAGATCAACAAGGCCCGTTTCCCATTCGTGTTTGGTGTTTTGCGCCAAAGTAACCCACTCCAGATTTTCAGGTCTGTTGTCGGTTTTTATGCCGTTGATGTGGTTAACAGTAAGCCCCGGCTTGTAACCGGCCACAAAACACATTGCAATAAGACGATGCACAAAAACTTTTGGGCGCTTGCCATTTGTCAAGGTAGCAACAGTGAGATAACCAGAACGGCTCAAGAACGGCGAAAGTTTGACCGATGGAAACTGACTTGTAAAGGCTTGTTCTTTTCCATTTCTAATGCGTTTGGTAGTTCTTTCTCTGCCTTCATTCCAAATACTACCGTCAGCATAGACAAGCCAAACCGCACTTTTTTCAATAACTTTCATCGGGTTCATGACCGCTCCTATGGATTGTTGAGTCCATATTGTAGCATGACACTGATATGGTAAAAAGATGAAGATATCAGCGCGGGGGATACAGCTTATCAAGCATTGGGAAGGTGTTCGTTACCGGCCATATATTTGCAGTGCGCGTCTTCACACTGTAGGAGTTGGCCACGTTTTATACCCCGATCAAGGTCGTCTTCCTCTGGATCAGAGAGATGCTTTCCCGCTTAAAGCGGAAGATAACCGCACGTTTTCAATGGGGGAAGTAGATGGAATCCTTAGTGCTGATCTCCAGCGATTTGAGGTTGGGGTCGCCAAACTTTTTCCTATGGTGTTGGCCCAAGGTCAGTTTGACGCTCTTGTTAGCTTTGCTTTTAATCTCGGTCTGGGGGGACTACAGCGAAGCACCCTCCGTCAGAAGGTTCTTCGGGGCGAGGTGGAAGCGGCTGATGAGTTCTTGAAGTTTACACGGGGCGGGGGTAAAATCCTTCCGGGGCTAGTCAAGCGCAGAAATGACGAACGCGCCCTGTTTCTGTCTTAATGGAGAAACAAATGAAACCCGGACTTTACGCAAACATCCATGCCAAGCAAGAACGCATTAAGGCTGGGAGCAAAGAGAAGATGAATAAGGTTGGTAGCAAGGCAGCACCTACTGCCAAAGATTTTAAAGACTCGGCAAAGACTGCCAAAAAGAAATGAAAGAGTCTGGCAAAAATCCAAAGGGTGGCCTAAACGCTGCAGGTCGGGCTGCTTACCATTCAGAGACTGGCGGCACGTTGAGGCCACCGGTCAAGGCTGGTGATAACCCACGTCGGGCATCCTTTTTGGCAAGGATGGGCAATATGCCGGGTCCAGAACGCAAAGACGGTGAGCCAACTCGATTGCTGCTAAGTCTCAAGGCATGGGGTGCTAGCAGCAAGGAAGATGCACGGTCCAAAGCCAAAGCAATCTCTGCTCGCAATAAAAAATGACGCTTGTTTCCCAAATTGGGTTTATAATTCCTACCTGAGCATATGCTGCACCAGCTGCTATCATCAACGAGGCGCTTATGGCATATGTGATGACCTACGATAGCTTGCTGGTAGACCTACGCCGATATTTGGAGCGCGGGTTTACGGAAGCTAGCGACCAAATTGTTTACCAGCAGCTGCCTAGGCTTGTGACCATGGGCGAGCGCAGGATTTCCCGCGAACTAAAGATTCAAGGGTTTATTCGCGCAATCACTACCCCGTTGTCCGTTGGAGTGGCCGTTTACCTAAAGCCTGACCGCTGGCGCGATACGGTGTCAATGACCGTGGATGGTATCCCCATTTATGCAAGATCCTACGAATACCTGCGCAACTACTGGCCTGTAGAGGCA